CCTTGTGAAAGGCGACTTTCGTTAGGGCGGAAGCAATGTAAAATCTAGGCCCCTTTCTTACATAAAAACTGATCGTGCGCCAGCCCTGTTGCAGGCCCTTCGATACGGTGACCCCGTCCTGGACGGGGCTTGACGATGCCAAAGGTGGCACGCTGGTCGTCCCAACGTGCCGGCACCGCCCCGCTCAAGTCCGCTGACGTCAAGTCGTCGGGCTGCCGGCCGTCCAGGATTGCCTCAACCAGATCTGGTGCCAGCAGCGTCAGCCGCAGCATCTTGCCGAGGAAGGAGCGATCAATCTTCTCGGCCGCGGCCAGCTCGCCGAGGGAGGCGTAGCGGCCGCTCTCCAGCAGCCGCTTCCACCGATGCGCCCGGGCCAGCGCCTTCACCAGGGCCGGGTCGGCCCGCGTACGCGCCGGCGCGGCGCCAGGCGCGCCGCCGTCCGGCGCGACGACCAATTTCCGCCCGCCGCGGCGGCGAATCGCCAGGGGAACGCGGACGGTGATGCTGGCCGCCGCGGTCATGCGGCCCTCCGGGTCTCAGTGCCGATGCCACCCAGGTCGCGCACCAAGCTGGCCAGCCCTTCCAGCCGCAGCCGGATGTCGGCGCCGGCGGGGCTGACCTCGACCCGCTCCACCAGCAGCCGGATGATGCGGGCCTGTTCGGCCGGGAATAGCTCGTCCCAGAGCGGGTCCAGTCGCTCCAAGGTGGCCAGGGTCTCGGCCTCGGTCAGGTCCGCCGCCTCGACCCGCGCCGCCCGCCAGGTGCCGACCACCACCTCCGGCTGGCGCAGCAGCGCCCGGACCTGGTCCACCACCGCGGCCTCGATCTCAGCCGCCGGCAGGCGCCGGACCGGGCAGTCGTCCGCTGCCCCCTTCAGCACAGCCTGGCTGACGTAGTAGCGGTAGAGCCGCCCCCGACGCCGCGTGTGGGTGGGCGACATCGCCCGTCCGTCCGGCCCGAAGATGAGGCCCCGCAGCAGCGCCGGGGTCTGCCGGCGGTTTTGGTTGGCGCGCACCCGCGGGCTCTCCTGCAGGATGGCATGGACCCGGTCCCACAGCGCCCGCGACACGATGGCCCGGTGCTCGCCGGGGTGGACCTTGCCCTTGTGCGCCACCTCGCCGAGGTAGGTCCGGTTGTTCAGCAGCCGGTAGAGCGCCCCCTTGTCGAAGGGCCGGCCGGTCTTGGTCAGCACGCCCTCCGCGCGCAGCCGCCGGACGGCCTCCACGCCGGAGCCGGTTTCGGCGAAGAGTTCGAACGCCCGTCGCGCCCGCGCGGCCTCGGCCTCGTTCACCACCAGCTTGCGGTCGCGCACCTCGTAGCCGAGCGGCACCGGGCCGCCCATCCACATGCCACGCGCCTTCGAGGCGGCGATCTTGTCCTGCACCCGCTCCCTGATCACCTCGCGCTCGAACTGAGCAAAGCTGAGCAGGATGTTGAGCGTCAGCCGGCCCATGCTGGTCGTGGTGTTGAAGCTCTGAGTCACCGAAACGAAGGTGACGTTGTGCGCGTCGAACACCTCCACCAGCTTGGCGAAGTGCATCAGCGAGCGGCTGAGGCGGTCGATCTTGTAGACCACCACCACATCGACCCGGCCGGCCTCGATGTCGGCGAGCAGGCGCTGCAGGGCGGGACGCTCCAGGGTGCCGCCAGAGACACCGCCATCATCGTAGTGGTCCGGCACCAGCACCCAGCCTTCGGCGCGCTGGCTGGCGATGAAGGCCTCGCAGGCCTCGCGCTGGGCGTCGAGGCTGTTGAACTCCTTCTCCAGCCCCTCTTCGGTCGACTTCCGGGTGTAGACGGCGCAGCGGAGCTTCTTCACCGCGGCCGGCATGGCGGCCTCGGCCGCGGCAGTCGTCCTGCGTCTCATGCCTGCCCTCGCTAGGCCTTCAGGCCGAAGAAGGTCCAGCCGTTCCAGCGCGTGCCGGTGATGGCGCGGGCGATGGCAGAGAGGGAACGGTAGGGGCGGCCCTCGTACTCGAAGCCGTCCGGCAGCACGGTGACGGTGTGCTGGACGCCCTGCCATTCCCGGACCAGCCGCGTGCCGGCGATCGGCCGGTCCTCGCCGGCGCGGATCCGGCGCAGCACCACGCTGCCGCCGTCGAGCTGCTCGCCCAGGGCCTCGAGCCGCGCCAACGTCTCCGGCTTCAGCCCGCCATAGGCCAGCTCCTGGATGCGGTAGGCGAGCCGGCTCTCCAGGAACTTCCTGTTGTAGGGCGGCGGCTCGGTGCCGCAGAGCTCGCGCCACTGCTGCTTCAGGTCGGCGATGTCGGCGGTCTGCAGCGCCGCCAGCCGGGGCAGCACGCAGGCCGGGGGGATGCTGGCGACCGCCGCGGCCGGTGCCGCGGTGGGCTGCAAATTGCGATTCGGGCGCTTCGTCATGCCTGTCTCCGACGAGTCGGGTTGGCATGACGGCGCTGCCGGGGCGCGGAGTGTAGGCGAACCTCTCCCCGGTCCCGGGCCCGCTCGGCGTCGCGCACCACTTCCTCGGCAGTGCGGCTGCGCAGCCGCAGCAGGCCGGCGGCCAGGAGGGCGCAGACCTCGCGCAGGTGAGGCGGGAGGTGGAGGTTGCCGGCGATGAAAGGGCTCATCCCCATCATTACCCGGGCCGGCGCCGATCCGTCTCACCCGACTCGGTCTTTGGATTCGACTCCGGGTCTGTCTCCTAGTAGAACGGATTAGGAACTGTGCCGGGATATTCGCTGGATGGCCAACGACCTACGGAAGTTCGTCAATCCGAAGTTCCTCAAGACCATCGACCTCGCCCTGCTGCGCCGCCTGTTCGAGCGCCAGCCCCCGCCGCCCGCCGCGGCGGCCGGGCGCGGCTTCGACCTGGCGGTGTTCGACAGCGGCGACGACGCCGCGGTCCGCGACGCGCTCGCCGCGTTCTTCGAGGGGCCCGAGGACGAGCTCCCGCCCGGCCTCGTCGCCGACCTCCACCATATCGCCGAGCTCGGCACCGAGCATGGCATGAACCTGCTGCTGGAACGCGCACGGCGCCGCCAGGTCGTCATCGAGGTCCCGATGGACGCACAAGGCGAGCCGCTGCCGGTCGACCCGAAGCATTTCGCCCTGCTCGCCTTCCTCGACCACCGCCCGGTCTTCGATGCGGCCTCCGACATGCTCGCCAAGGAATTGCGCAGCTCCTTCGCCGAGTATGTCGGGCGCGACGAGGGCGTCGAACCGCGCCTCGACATCGTCGCCCGGGCGGCGTTCGAGGCCGCCGCCGCCGAGATGTTCCGCCGCGACCACCGCGGCGCGCACTGCCGCGTCGGCTGGTACGAGGACGGCGACCAGATCAACCTGATCGTCACGCACGGCGCCCCGGTCTCGACCGTGCCAGTGATCGAGGCCGGCCAGGAGCGGGTCATCAGCTTCCGCAGCCTCGAACACGCCGTGCTCTCCTACCACGCCGGCTCCGGGCGGCTGGGCGTCGCGGGCATCAGCAAGGCCCGCCGCGCCGACCTGGCCGAAGCCTTCGCCGCCCACCTGCTCGGCCGGCCCGGCTTCTTCGCCGGCGAGGACTGCCAGGACCTCTACACGCTGGAGCGGATCGAGCGGACCGGCCTCGGCTTCGAGGTCGACCACGCCTTTGACCCGGGCATCCTGCGGGTCGACATCGTCGAGGTGGCGCTCGACCGCCTCGGCGCGCCCGGTCGCGCCGGCGATCCGCCGGTGGTCGAGGCCTGCTACGTCACGCGGGACTTCGGCGAGCGGCCCAACGCGCTGCGGCGCATCGGCGAGCACACCGACTGGGTCGCGTTCGGACCCGGCCGCTACCGCATCGGGCACGCCGTGTTCCGGGTGCTGTTCGAGGCGCGGCGCGGGCGCCGGCCGGCCAGCGTGACGGTCAAGGTCAAGCCGCCTTCGATCGCCGCCTTCAAGCGGCAGCGCTACGAGGCGCGCGTGATGGAGCTGCTGCGGAGGAACCGGTTCTGCCGTGAGCGAGAGCCTGCCGAAGCTGCTGTTGCGGCGGAGTGAGGCCGGGCGCGGTGCGGCGCTGTGGGGCCGCGAGGCGCAACCGCATTTCGGCCGGGCGTTCGACCGGCTGCTCGCCGACCGCGTGCTCACAGAGCGCGCGCCGGCGACGACCTGGCCGCCCTGCCGGACCTGCGACGCCGGCTGCGGCCCGCGCGCCATCGCCGAGATCGACGGCCGCTTCGTCGCGGAGTGCCCGGAGGACCACGCCTGCGACACGGTGCTGGCGCCGCACGAGGTCCGCAGCTTTGCGATCGACCCGGAGGCGCTGGTCCGCCTGATCGCCGCGGCCACGGGGCTGCCGGGGACCCCGTTCATGGTGACCGAAGGGGCGTGGATGCTGGGGCGGACGCCAACAACCGGCCGCGCCATCGTCCTTGTCCTTGACCCGGTCGCCGGCCGAGACCCCGATCTCGTCGCGCTGGTGCGCGCCGAGGCGCCGGTCGGCTGCCCGGTCACGGTCCTGCTGCCGTCCGGCATGGAGCATGCGGACATGCGGCGGCTCACCACGGCCGGCTTCCACGCGATCCCCGCGCTGGACGCCCTGGCGGGGGCCGCCGGGCCGGCATTCGCGCTCGACGGCGCATCGCTGGAGCCGACGCCGGCACGCGAACCGAAGGTCATCCTCCGGGCGGGGGCGCGCTCGATCGTTCTCTTCGGCCGCACGGTGAAGCTGTCGCAGCGGCGCTTCCTCGTCGCCCAGACGATCGCGGCCGCGGCCAGCCGCCGGGCCATCGCGTCCCGGCGGGACATCGAGCGCGCGCTCTACGGCAACCGGTCGGTCGACGATCGGCTGGTCGCCGACGCCGTGCGCGACCTGCGGGAGGCGATCGCACCGGCCCTGCCGGACGGCATCGCACCCGCCGACTTCGTGCAGACCCGGTCGAACCAGGGCTACGCCCTCGGGGTCGAGCACGACTTGATCCGGCTCGACCCGTGAGGCAGGGGGCGGGGGCGGCGGACCGCCCATAACCCGCCCACGCCACGCCCAACCCTGTGGGCGTCGGTTTCGCCGAGGCTCCGTCCACCGCCACCCGACGATGGACCGGACCTGCCGATGACCGCCGCCTCACCCACGCTCGCCGACCTCGACCCGCTGTGCCGCCTCGCCGACGCCGCCGCGCGCCGCCTCTGCCGCGCCCTGCGGCTGCCCGCCCAGGAGCGCGAGGACATCCGCCAGGACTTGATCTGCGACCTCCTGCACCGGCTGCGCCGCTTCGACCCCGCCCGCGGCGACCTGCGCGCCTTCGCGGCGGTCGTCTTCCGCCACCGCGCCGCGCGACTCGCCGAGCAGATCCGGCGCGAGCGCGCCGGGCGGGCCGGAGTGTCGCTCGACGACCCGCTCCCCGGCGGCGACGGTCTGACCGTCGGCGACGCGCTGCTGGAGGAGGAGGGCTACGGCGCCTGGTGCGGGCAGGGCGTTGACCGCATCGGGGCGCTGGAGCGCCGCCTCGACCTGGAGCGCGCGGCGTCCGCCATCGATCCCGTCGATCATCCGCTCTGCGCCGCCCTGGCCGCCGACACCCCGCATGCGGTCGCCAAGCGGGGGCCGGTCCCGCGCACCGTCCTTTACCGCCGCCTCCGCGAGATGCGCCTGCGCCTGCTCGCCGCGGGGATCCCCGCGCTGGCGTGAGACGGATTCGAGGACCGCTGGGTAATGATGGATATGGACACCTGCATTCCCGACACCCCGAACGGCGCGGCGCCGCTCAGCGAGGCGGCGCTCTGCGCCTGGCTGGGCGCCGCCGCCCCCGGCGAGCGCCTCGCCTACCACCGCGGCTTCCTCGCCTGCGAGACCTCGCCGCTGACGCAGCTGCTGCCCGACGCGGAGCGGCTCGCCCTGCTGCGGCTGGCGCACCGCGCCTGGGCGCTGGCCGAGGCCGGCCTCGCGCACCTCGTCCAGCGCCGCCACGGCGAGGAGGACTACTCCTACCTCATCGTTGCCCGCCGCCGCCCGCGGCACATCGTGCCGAACCGGCTGTCGCAGATGCTCGCGGAGGCGGCATGATGGACGCCCTCCGCCCGAACCGACCGACCCTCGATGCGCTCCGCCACATGGCGGTCGGCGAGGTGATCGTGCTGCCGGCCGAGCATCTCTCGCTGCTGCAGGCCGATGCCCGGGAGGCGGTCGAGGCCGCCAGGCGCCTGGCCGACTGGATCGAGGCCGCCATCGCGCTGCGCTACGAGCAGCGTGCGATCGCCGCCCGCGGCGCCGCCGGCAAGGACACCGGCACGGTGCGCTTCCAGGACGGCGCGGTCGAGGTCGTCGCCGAGCTGCCGAAGCGCGTCGAGTGGGACCAGGGACGGCTCGCCGCACTCGCCGAGCAGATCCGCACCGGCGGCGAGGACCCGACCGAATACCTCGAGGTCAGCTTCAAGGTCTCCGAGCGGGCCTATGCCGCCTGGCCCGAGCGCATCCGCCAGGCCTTCGAGCCGGCGCGCATCGTGCGCACCGGACGCCCGAGCTATCGGCTCACCATCCTCTCGGAGACGGCCCGCCGCGACAGCCCGCATGCCGGCAGCCTCGGGAGCATCGGCTGATGGCGCTGCGCATCGTCACCGCCGACGAGCGGCTCTCGGCCGGGGCGAACAAGACCACCATGGCCCTGTTCGGCCCGAGCGGCGTCGGCAAGACCAGCCTGCTCAAGACCCTGCCGGCCGAGCCCACGCTGTGCATCGACCTCGAGGCCGGGCTGAAGTCGGTGCAGGACTGGCGCGGCGACAGCCTCCCCATCCGCACCTTCGAGGACGCGATCGACCTCGCCTGCCTCATCGGCGGCGTGAACCCCGCGGCGGACCCGAACGGCTTCTTCTCCGCGGCGCACCACCAGCACCTGGTGGCCGCGCATCCCGACCTGGTCCGGCTGCTCGCCGGCAAGAGCATCGTCTTCCTCGACTCGATCACCGACCTGACGCGGCAAGCGATGGCCTGGGCCAAGACCCGGCCCGAAGCCTTCTCGGAAAAGACCGGCAAGCCCGACACCCGTGGCGCCTACGGCCTGATGGCGCGCGAGGTGATTGCTCTGCTGAAGCACCTGCAGCACGCGCCGGGCAAGACCGTGATCATGGTCGGCATCCTGGAGCGCGTCACCGACGAGTTCGGGCGGTTGTCCTGGCAGCCGCAGATGGAGGGCGGCAAGGCGGGCCGTGAACTGCCGGGCATCGTCGACCAGGTGGTCTCGATGGCGCTGTTCTCGCGCGATCCGCAGGGCGCGCCCGTGCACGACCCCGAGCGCGGCACCGAGCGCCGTCTCGTCTGCCGCACCGGCAACGCCTTCGGCCTGCCGGCCAAGGACCGCTCGGGCCGCCTCGACGAGACCGAGCCGCCCGACCTCGCCGCCCTTCTCCGCAAGATCAACCTCGCGCCCAGGAGCTGACGCATGACCTTCGACATGAACGACGCCGAGCTGCCGCGCGGCACCGACCTCATCCCGGACGGCAGCTTCGTGAAGGTGCGCATGGAGATCCGCAAGGGCGGCATCGACGGCGCGAGCGAGGTGGATCGCGGGCTGCTCAAGGCCGCCAAGACGCCCGGCAGCGATGTGCGCATGCTGGACTGCGAGTTCACCGTGGTGGCGGGGCCGCATGCGCGGCGGAAGTTCTGGCAGAGCTTCACCGTCGCGGGCGGCAAGGTGGACGAGCAGGGCGTCTCCATCGGCTGGAAGATCTCCAAGGGGATGTTCCGGGCGATGATCGACAGCGCCTGCGGCCTCGATCCTAAGGACATGAGCGAGGCGGCCAGGGCCAGGCGCATCCTGCGCGGCCTCGCCGACCTCCACGGCATCACCTTCGCGGCCAAGCTCCGCATCGAGCCGGCGAGCGACTCCCGCTACGGCGACAGCAACCGGCTCGACCGCGTCGTGCTGCCGGGCGAGCCCGAATACGCGCGCATCATGGCGGGCGAGGCGCTGCCGCCGTCGCCTTCCGCGCAGCGCGCGCCGCGCCCGGCATCCGCGCCTGCCGCGGCGGCGCCCGCCTGGGCCAACACGGGCGCGCCCCGGGCGCCGGTGGCGACCGCCCCGGCGTGGGCCACGCCTGCCGCTATGCCGCCCGCCCAGCCCGCGCCGCCACCCGCGCAGGCGCCGCTCGCCAACGGTCCAGCCTGGCTGAACGGCTGATGGCGGCATGGCGCGACGACGCTGGGCGCGGCCGCGGGAGCCCCGCGCCCCGGCTCCCGGCCCGGTACCCCTGCCGGGATGCACGCCGGCCGACCAGGTGCGCCGGCTCACCTGCGCGCTCTGCGGCCGGGAGGCGAAAGGCTTCGGCTACGTCCATGAGCTTCGGCTCGGCGTCCACCCGAAGCTGTCCTTCTGCTCGATGCGCTGCTGCGACGCTGGCAGTGCGCTGGCACGGCGGAGAGGCGGCGTGATCGACAAGACCCCGATGGAGGAGCGCGCCATCCGGGAGGCGCGCCGGTCCTTCGCCGAGGTGCTGCAGGAGCTCGGCCTGCTCGCGCCCTTCCACGACCGCAGCGCGGCCGAGATCGACCGCATCATCGAGGCCTGCGTCGACGGGTTCCAGGCCTCGATGCAGCGCCAGGCGGCCGAGCGCGATCCGCTCGACGACCCTTTGCCGTTCTAGGGGGACCGGTGCTGCTCGACCTGAACCACGGCTCCGGTGCGGTCTATGGGCGAGGCGACGCGTCGCCGGGCGACGCTGCCGTCATCACCGCGCGCATCAACGCGCATCTCGACGCCGCCCTGCTGGCGCGGCAGCGGCAGCAACGGCCGCGCGACTATCTCGGCGGCAGCCGCGTCGGCGAGCCTTGCGCCCGCAAGCTCGTCTACGAGATCACCCACGCGCCGAAGGACCGCGACTTCGAGCCGGGCATCCTGCGGGTGTTCGACGCCGGCCACCAGTTCGAGGCGCTGTCCATCCGCTGGCTCCGTCTCGCCGGCTTCGACCTCCGCGACCGCGGCGCGGATGGCGAGCAGTTCGGCTTCGTGGCGGCCGGCGGCCGGCTGCGCGGGCACGCCGACGGCGTGATCGTCGGCGGCCCCGCTGTCGGGCTGCGCTGGCCGGCGCTGTGGGAGCACAAGGCGCTCGGCCAGAAGTCCTGGACCGACCTGGTCAAGCGCGGGCTGCGGCTGTCGAAGCCGATCTACTTCGCGCAGGTGCAGCTCTACATGGCCTACCTCGATCTGGAGGTGGCGCTGCTCACCGCGCTGAACCGCGACACGCTCGCGCTGCACCACGAGGCGGTGCCCTTCGACGCCGCCGAGGCACAGCGGTTCTCCGACCACGCCGTCGACATCCTGCGCGCCGCCGAGGCGGGCGAGCTGCCGCCGCGCATCGCCCAGGCGTCCGACTTCCACCTCTGCCGCTCCTGTCCCTACGCGACCCGCTGCTGGGAGGCGCCATGAGCATCACCCCCTCCGACACCCAGCACCGCGCGATCGCGGCGATCAAGCACTGGTTCCAGAACGAAGCCGACCGGAAGCAGGTGTTCCGGCTGTTCGGCTATGCCGGCACCGGCAAGTCGACGGTGCTGCGCTTCGCGCTGGAGGAGCTCGGCCTCCAGCACCACAGGAGCGGCGGCGACGGCGAGGCCTGCGTGCCCGGGGTGGTGACGGCCACCTTCACCGGCAAGGCCGCGCTGGTGCTGCGCCGCAAGGGCACCCCGGCCCGCACCATCCACAGCCTGATCTACTCCGTCATCGAGGCGACCGAGGAGGAGGTCGAGGCGGCCGAGAAGAAGGTCGAGGAGGCGGTGGCGCGGGCGCGCGGTCTCTCCGGCTTCGAGCGCACCGCCGCCGAGGCGGCCATCGAGGCCATGCGGCAGGGCGTCGCCGACATGAAGCGCCCGCGCTTCGCCCTCAACCCGAAAAGCGACGCCGCGCACGCGAAGCTGATCGTGCTCGACGAGGTCTCGATGGTTGGCGAGGAGATGGCGCGCGACCTGATGAGCTTCGGCAAGCCGATCCTGGTGCTCGGCGACCCCGGCCAGCTGCCGCCGATCCAGGGCGAGGGCGCGTTCACCAAGGACGCGCCCGACGTCATGCTGACCGAGATCCACCGCCAGGCGGCGGAGAGCGCCATCATCCGCCTCGCCACCATGGCGCGGCAGGGCGAGCCGATCGGCTTCGGCCGCTACGACGACCACGTCTGGAAAATGCACAAGACGGACGTCACGCCGGAGCAGGCGCTGCGCGGCGGCCAGGTGATCTGCGGCCTGAACGCGACCCGGCTGCAGCTGAACAACGCCATGCGCCGCGCCGCCGGCTTCGGCGACGGCGGCTGGCTGCCCAGTGGGCCGGGCGAGAAGATTATCTGCCTCAAGAACCAGAATGACCTCGGCCTGATCAACGGCATGTTCCTCAGCCTCTCGGACATCGTCGACGAGGGCAGCCACTATCTCTCGGCGGTGGTGACGGACGAGGACGGCAACCGCATCGGCGCGCCGCAGGCCGACGGCAGCCGCGGCCGGCTGCGGATCTACAAGGGGCACTTCGAGGACCATGTCGCCTTCGACCGGCAGCGGCATGACCGCGACTGGAAGCTCAAGAAGGGGCTGACCGAGGCGACCTTCGGCTGGGCCATCACCGGACACAAGGCGCAGGGAAGCCAGTTCCCGACTGTTGTTGTCTGGGACGACGGTCTGGGCCGGACGGAGCTCGATCGCCGGCGCTGGCTCTACACCGCCATCACGCGTGCCGAGTGGGGGCTGGTGATCGTCGCATGACCACGGTCCCGATCGACCTGAACGACGCCGGTCTGGGGCCGGTGCGCTACGATCTGGCGGAGATTCGCCGCCGCCTCGCCGAGACGGCGCGGGAGTGGCTGCCGCCGCTGTTCCCGAACGCGCGGCGCTCGCCGGACGGCAGGACGCTGCGCTGCGCCGACCTCTCCGGCCGGCCGCCCCGCGGCGAGGGCTCCTGCGTGATCCACCTCGAGGGGCGCTTCGCCGGCTGGGGCTTCGATCACGCCACCGGCGAGAGCGCCGGGCCGATCGACATGCTCGCCCAAGGCACCGGCGCGGCGGATGCCCGCCTGTTCGACGAGGCCGCGCGGCTCGCCCGCATGGATCGGCCGGCGCCGCCGCGCCCGCCCGAGCCGAGGCCCGACCACAGCCGGGAGGTCGCGCGCATCCTGGACGGATGCGTTCCGCCCGTGGGGACGGCGGCGGAGACCTACCTCCGGGGCCGCGGCCTCGCGCTGCCGGACAGCCCCGACCTGCTGTTCCATCCCGACCTCGCCGACTTCGAGAGCCGGCGCGGCTGGCCGGGCATGGTCGCGGTGGTGCGGGACGCGGCCGGCGAGGCCACCGGCGGCATCCACCGCACCTACCTGCTCGACGACGGCTCTGGGAAGGCGCCGCCGGGCAAGAAGATGCTCGGGCCCGTCGCCGGCGGGACGGTGCGGCTCGCGCCGATGCCCGAGGACGGGCGGATCGGCGTGGCGGAGGGGATCGAGACGGCGCTCGCCGCCATGGCCCTGTTCGGCGTCCCCACCATGGCGGCGCTCTCGGCCGACGGGCTGCGGCGCTGGCAGTGGCCGGAGGGCACCACCCGCGTCACCATCTTCGCCGATGCCGGGCATGCCGGCATGCAGGCCGCGGCGACGCTGGCGGACCGGCTGAACCTGGCGGGCATCCCCTCGCGCATCCTCGCCCCGCTGCACGGCGACGACTTCAACGACGACCTGCGGCGCGGCGCGACCGCGGCGGATTACCAGCGGCAGCCGGCCCCCCCGTCGGATCCGCCCTCGGCCGCACCAGAGCCGGCCACGGTCGAGGAGCTGCTCGCCGCAGCCGCCGACCTCACCCGCCCGCCCGACGCCGCGCCGCTCTCTGACCTCCTCGGCCGGCTGGCGATGGCCCACCTCGATCCGCTGCCCGAGCGCCAGATCCTCGCCGCGGTGAAGACCGCCACCGGCATCGCCGTCTCCATCCTGGAGAAGCAGCTGGCCGAGCTGCGTCGGCGGCTGAACGCCACGGGCGACGTGCGGCGCGCGCCGGTCCGGCCGCCCTGGGCCTCGCTGCTGCGGATCGACGCGGGCGGCACGCCGGAGCGCAACGAGGCCAACGTCATCACCGCGCTCTCGCTCGACGCCGCCTTCGCCGGCGCCCTGGTGTTCGACGAGTTCAGCCAGGAGATCATGGTGGCGCGCGCCTTGCCCTGGGATCCGCCGGGCGCACCGCTGCCCCGGCCCTGGGGCGAAGCCGACGACGTGCGCTGCGCCGAATGGCTGCAGCGGCACGAGATCAACGTCCCGCCGGTAGTGGTCGGCCGCAGCGTCGTCGCCGTGGCGCGCAACGTCCGCGTCCATCCGGTGCGCGACTACCTGGAGGCGCTGGCCTGGGACGGCACGCCGCGGCTCGACGCCTGGGCGGTCACCTACCTCGGCGCCGAGGACACGCCGCTCCACCGCAGCATGGCCTCGCTGTGGATGGTCTCGGCGGTGGCGCGGATCATGCAGCCCGGCTGCAAGGCCGACCACATGCTGATCCTGGAGGGGCCGCAGGGCATCCGGAAGTCGACCGCGCTGAAGGTGCTCGCCTCCGAGCCCTGGTTCACCGACGAGCTCGCCGAGCTCGGCTCGAAGGACGCGGCGCAGCAGATGCGCGGCGTCTGGATCATCGAGATGGCGGAGCTGGACGCCATCGGCCAGGCGGACGTTTCCCGCATCAAGGCGTTCCTGAGCCGCACCACGGACCGCTACCGGCCGCCCTACGAGCGCTACGTCGTCACCGTGCCGCGGCAATGCGTCTTCGCCGGGACGGTGAACCCGGACACCTACCTGCGCGACGAGACGGGCAACCGGCGCTTCTGGCCGCTGCGCTGCGGCCACATCGACCTGGACGGGCTGCGGCGGGACCGCGACCAGCTCTGGGCCGAGGCGGTCGCGCGCCATCGTGCCGGGGCGCCCTGGTGGATCGAGGACCGCGCGCTCGTCGCCGAGGCCAGCGCGGCGCAGGAGGCGCGCTACCAGGGGGACGCCTGGGACGCGCGGATCGAGCGCTGGCTCGTCTCCGAGCGCAAGCCGGTGAACGTGGGTGTCGGCCAGTTCGAGGACTGGCAGGATCGCTACGTCCCGCGCGCACAACCGCTGACCGACGTCTCGATCGGCGAGGTGCTGGAGCAGGCGCTCGGCATCGAGGCCGCGAAGTGGACGCGCGCCGACCAGATGCGGGTCGGCGCCTTCTTCCGCGCCAGGAAGTGGGTGAAGTACCGGACCACAACGCCGCCGCGCGAGTGGCGCTACATGGCGCCAGGAACTCCCGGGCGATGACGCAGCGACCGCGCGGTCCAACCTCGTCCAGCCTTGTCCAACCCGCACGCCGCAGGTTGGACAGCCGGAAGCGCAGGTATTCCGCGGCCTTCGGCACGCTCATCCCATGTCGTCCAACCTGTCCAACCTTCTCCCTTAGAGCCATGCGCGAAGGATGTAGGTCGGCCGGACATACGTTTTCCTATACGGGATATTGGGGGCGGTCGGGAGGTTGGGCGGGTTGGACGGATCGCGCCAAGTCGCTGATAAGCCAACCGAATTCCTGTCTCACCTGCTTGGGCCGGGTTGGACCAGCTTGGACGGCCAGCCCGTGGCAGGCCCGTAGCCCGATCGCTCGCGGGCCGCCCACCACGTCGATCAGCCTCTCGAAGCCGGGCGGCGACGGCGAGCTCCGCCAAGAACCGCACCGTTGCCGCCCCCACCACGACGATCCCCTCTCGGAGACCCCATGGCTCCCTCGACTCTCCCCATGCCCGCCGCCGGTGCAAGCGGCCCGCCCGTCGCCACGCCGCCGGCCCCCGCGCTCGACCGCCTCGCCGTCCTCGCCCTCGACCTCGGCACCACCACCGGCTGGGCGCTGCGCGGCCGCGACGGCGGCATCACCTCCGGCACGATGACCTTCCGGCCGAGCCGGTTCGAGGGCGGCGGCATGCGCTTCCTGCGCTTCCGCGCCTGGCTGGCCGAGGCGGTGATGCTGTCGGGCGGCCTCGGCCGCGTGATGTTCGAGGAGGTGCGCCGCCACGCCGGCACGGACGCAGCGCACGCCTATGGCGGCTTCCTGGCGCACCTGGCGGCGTGGTGCGAGGAGGCCGGTATCCCCTACGCGGGTGTGCCGGTCGGCACGATCAAGCGCTTCGCCACCGGCCGCGGCAACGCCGACAAGGCGGCGATGGTCGCCGCGATGCGGGCCCGCGGCTTCGCGCCGGCCGACGACAACGAGGCGGACGCCATCGCCCTGCTGCTCTGGGCCACCGAATCCTCGGGAGGCCGGGCATGAGGCTCGCCGGTTCGCCGTGCCCGCCTCGCTCGTGCCTGGACCTGGCACGCAGCCCGACCACCGCCATGGATCTCGACGCCATGCGGTCCCGCGTCTGGCACGAGCACGGCGTGGCCGTGCTGCCGGTCGCGGAGATCACCGACCCCTGGCTGCGCCAGGCCGTCACCAACGAGGCCAACCGGCGCTGGGGCCGGCGAGACGGAGGCGTGCGGCATGGCGGCCGGTAGGCGGAAGGCGAAGCGGGCCACGCCGGAGCGCGAGGACCTGTCGAAGCCGTCGAAGTGGCGCCTGCAGCACGGCGATTTCGGCGAGCCGGTGCGGGAGGCGGACCCGGAGACAGGCGTGCCCGTGGCGCACCGGCGGGCGGTGGACACGCTGGGCGCCATGCTGGCGAACGGCACCATCACCCCGGCCATGCACGAGGCCGGGGTGATCTTCCGCGGGCACTTCCGCGCCGCGGCGCTGGACACACTACGGGCCATGCCGCTGCTCCGCCTCCCCCGCGGCACCGGCGATGCGCTCACGGAGCGGCACCTGACCGCTCGGCGCAAGGTCGCGGCGGCGCTGGAGGCGCTGGGCGGCCACGACGGCGCCACCGGCTCCTGCGCTTGGCATGTGCTCGGCTGCGAGGCCTCGATCCGGGAGTGGGCGGCGCGGCAGGGCTGGGGCGGGCGCAGCCTCGGCCACAGCCAGGCGCAGGGCATCCTGGTGGCCGCGCTATGCGTGCTGGCGGGCCACTACGGCTTGGCCCGCCGCTCGCACGCGGCCTGACCGCACGAGCGGCGGCCGTCACCATCACCGCGCGCAGGCAGGCGAGACGTTCGAGAACAAGAACGGAACATGCTAGGCTCGGTGGTGAACACAGCACAGGTGACAGCGATGGCCGCACGCAAGCCGCCGCGGGCTCTCCGCCCGCTCGACGCCGCCCTGGCGCGGCTCGCCGAGTTCGCGGCGAAGGGTATGCCGCCCGGCCGCATGGCGCGCGAGGTCGACGCGATCGTCGCGGGCTGGCTCAGCGACACCAGCCCCGACGACCGGACCGAGGTCAGGGAGCGGCTCGGCGAGTTGCGCGACGAGCTTGCGGCCGGGGTGGACGAGGCGGAGGAGCAGCTGGCCGACATCGACCGCAGCGAGCCGGCGGCGGCGCGGCACGCCGGCCTGGTCCATGCGGCGCTGGTCGCCAGCCGCGACGCGGTCGAGCGCGCGCTCGCGGCGCTGGAGGAGACGGCGCCGGCCGCGGTTTGATCGCTTTGCCCGGCATGCGCCCACGCCGCGCCGGAGCCGCTGTTACAATTCGCCGTCTGGCGGCTTGGAATCCGCTGCGGATAGACTCCCGATAGTCGCGCCAGGTGCGGCCGCGGCGCGACTCGCCAGCCGCACTGGCTCGCCAGCGACAGTGGCTCTCGCGCTGCAGGGTCCTTCCTGCGCCTGGCGTATGCGGGGGGCGGAAGCGCGCGACTTCGCCAGCGCCAGGCCGAAAACATGGTTCGCGGTTCGCACCACACGGCCCTGATCTCAATCGTTTAGCTGCGAACCGTGGCGGCGCGCGGTTCCCGCTGGCCGCCGCGCATGGTTCGCACCCACCCTGATCCCGGATGGCCCGATGACGCTCCCCTGGATGGCGGCGAAGATCCTGCTGCGCCCGGTGGCCGAGCTGCGCGCCCACCCCGGCAACGCCCGGGTGCACGGCGCGGCGCAGATCGAGCAGATCAAGGCCAGCATGCTGGCCTTCGGCTTCACCAACCCGCTGCTGGTGGACGAGGCGGGCGTGCTGATCGCCGGCCATGGCCGGCTCGAGGCGGCGGTGGCGCTCGGCCTCGAGCGGGTGCCGGTGATCGTGCTGCGCCACCTCTCGCCGGCGCAGAAGGACGCGCTCCGACTCGCCGACAACCGCATCGCGGAGAACGCCACCTGGGACCAGGCGCTGCTGCGCGAGGCGCTGGCCGGCGTGCAGGCCGCGGCGGAGATCGACGTGGCCACGCTCGGCTTCTCGGCCGACGAGCTGAGCGCGATCCTCGCGGCGGCAGAGACCGCCGTCACCGATGGCGAAGCGCCCGAGGAAGCAGATCAGCCGGAGGCCGGCGGGGGTGGCGCGCCTGGCATGGCGGATACGGACGAGGCGCCGGCGGAGGACCCCGCCGATGCCGAAACGGACCCGCCGCGCCAGGCCATCACCCGCCCCGGTGACCTCTGGCTGCTCGGCGAGCACCGCCTGCTCTGCGGGGATTCCACCGACGCTGCTTCGGTGGCTCAGGTCATGGCTGGCGACCACGCGGCGCTGCTGTTCACCAGCCCGCCCTATGGCAACCAGCGCGACTACACCACCGGCGGCGTCTCCGACTGGGATGCGCTGATGCGGGGCGTGTTCCAGCATCTGCCGCTGATCCTGCGGGACGACGGCCAGGCGCTGGTGAACCTCGGCCTGATCCACCGCGAGGGGGAATGGCAGCCCTACTGGTCCGGCTGGCTGGACTGGATGCGAGCGCAGGGCTGGCGCCGCTTCGGCCTCTACGCCTGGGACCAGGGTCCCGGCCTGCCCGGGGACTGGAACGGCCGCCTCGCGCCGGCCTTCGAGCTGGTGTTCCACCTCAACCGCGAGGCGCGCCAGCCGAACAAGATCGTGCCCTGCAAGTGGGCCGGCACCCCGAACAAGGGCAGCGGGCTGCGCGCCGCCGACGGCGAGGTGAAGGCCTACACCCACATCGGCCTGCCGGTGCAGGAGAGCCGGATCCCGGACAGCGTGCTGCGGATCACCCGCCACAAGGGCCGCGGCATCGAGACCGAGCACCCGGCGGTGTTCCCGGTCGCGCTGCCGGAGTTCCTGATGCGGGCCTACACGGACGAGGGCGAGGCGGTGTTCGAGCCCTTCGCCGGCTCCGGCACCACGCTCCTCGCCGGCCAGCGCACCGGGCGGCGGGTGCGGGCCATCGAGCTCGCCCCGGCCTATGTCGACCTCGCGATCGCCCGCTGGCGCCTGCTGCACCCCGACCTGCCGGTCACCCTGGCGGAGGACGGGCGGGACTATGACGCCGTCGCCGCGGCACGGGTCCCGGCGGAGGCCGCCGATGCAGCCTGAGCTTCAGGTCACCACCGTGGCAGTGGTAGCGCTCGTCCCCTACGCCGAGAACGCCCGCACCCACTCCGAGGCGCAGGTGGCGCAGATCGCCGCCTCGATCGCCGAATTCGGCTTCGTGAACCCGGTGCTGGTCGACGCCGCCGGCGTGCTGGTCGCCGGCCACGGCCGGGTCATGGCGGCCAAGCGCCTCGGCATGGCGGCGGTGCCGGCGATCCGCCTTGCCCACCTGACCGAGGCGCAAGCCCGGGCCCTGCGGCTGGCGGACAACCAGATCGCGCTCAACTCCGGCTGGGACGAGGCGCTCCTGGCGGCCGAGATCGCCCGCATCCGCGACGAGGCGGCGGTGGACCTCGACGTCCTCGGCTTCTCAGGGATGGAGCTCGACCGGCTGCTGGCCGCGGCCGACGCCGGGCTCGGCGAAGACGGCGCCGACGACGCCCCGCCGCCGCCCGCCGTCCCGGTCACCCGCGCGGGCGACCTCTGGCGCTGCGGCGAGCACCGCCTGCTCTGCGGCGACGCGACCAGGTTAGATGACGTGCAGCGGGCGCTCGGTGCCGATCGCCTCGCCGACATGGCCTTCACGGACCCGCCCTACAACGTCGCCTACCGGGGCGGCACAGCGGCCAGGATGACGATCGCCAACGACGCGCTGGGCTCTGGCTTCCTCGACTTCCTTCGCCCGGCGCTGGCGAACCTGCTCTCGGTGACGAAGGGCGCCTGCTACGTCTGCATGTCCTCGTCCGAGTGGCCGACGCTGCATCGCGCCTGGCAGGAGGCCGGTGGGAAGTGGTCGAGCACCATCATCTGGGCGAAGAACACCTTCGCGCTCGGCCGCGCCGACTACCACCAGCAGTTCGAGGCGATGCTCTACGGCTGGAAGGCAGGCGCCCAGCACTACTGGTGCGGCGCCCGCGACCAGGGCAACGTCTGGCACTTCGACAAGCCGGCGCGGAACGACCTGCACCCCACCATGAAGCCGGTGGCGCTGGTGGAGCGCGCGATCCGCAACAGCAGCAAGCAGCGCGACACCGTGCTCGATCCCTTCGGCGGCTCCGGGACGACCATGATCGCGGCGGAGCGCACCGGGCGGCGCGCCGTGCTGCTCGAGCTCGATCCTGCCTACGCCGACGTCATCGTCCGGCGCTGGCAGGAGGCCACCGGGGAGGCCGCCGTCCTGGACGGCGAGGACCGCACCTTCGGCGACATCGCCGCGGCCCGCGGCGTCGGCGAAGCTGGGATGACCGAGAAAGGCCAATAAGAGCAATCATCTGACGCTGCATGTTGCTTGGCTCGGGCGCGCCGCAGCGCGAATGGTCCGTCACGCGATGAGCAGGACGGAGAGCCCGATGACCAAGCGCAAAGCCAACCAACAGCGGAGCCTCGAGGCCTTCCTGGCCAAGAAGGCCGAGTTCGATGCGCTGCTCGCGGAGTTGCAGCAGGCCAGCGCGGATCACTTCGGCGCCGATCCCGAGGCGGTGCTCTGGGGCGAGACCGCCTGGCTCGCGGACGCCACCGCGAAGCTGAAGGACATCGCCGACCAGCACTTCCGCCGGGGCGAATACGCCGCCTGACGCGGCGGGCTCCCGCACCGCCCCGACCGGCCAGGCCGGCGGGGCTCGGGGTGGTGGCACCCGGCTGGTCGGGTGCCGGACCGGAGACCCCGAGGATGAAGCTCACCGACACCCAGCGCACGATCCTCTCCGCCGCCGCGCGGCACCCCGAGCACCTTGCGCTCCCGCCCGAGCGGCTGCCGGCCGCGGCGCGGCGGACGGTGGCCAAGGCGCTGCTCAAGAGCGACCTGGTGATCGCGGTCCACCGCCCCGCCTACGACGCCATCGCGAAGTGGACGGTGGACGGCGACGAGATGCTGCTGAAGATCACCGACGAGGGGCTGCGCGCCGTCGGCATGGACCCGAAGGACGGCGCACCGGCCCCGGACGCGGCGCCCACGGGCGCACCGGAGGCGCCACCGCAGGCCAACCCCGCCGGCGCCACCGAACCCACCCAGGCCGCGCCTGCGGCGCCGGACGACGCCGCCCGCGCGGAGGACCTCGCCCTGCTCGACCAGGCCCTCGCGGCGCCAGGCCCCGCGCCGCGGGGCGCCAGCCTGCGCGATGCCGCCGCGGCGGTGCTCGCCGCCTGGGAGGACGCGGCCAACCGCGACACCGACATGATCGGCGCCCTCGAGGGCCCGATGGCGCGGCTCCGCGCCGCCCTGGCCGGCAAGTCGGCCCGTGCCCCGCGCGATCCCGCCGCGCCGCGCAGGCCCCGCGAGGGCACCAAGCAGGAGCAGGTCCTCGCCATGCTCCGCCGTCCCGAGGGGGCCACGGTGGCGCAGATCGCCGAGGCGACCGGCTGGGCGCCGCACACGGTGCGGGGCTTCTTTGCCGGGCTGAAGAAGCGCCAGGGCATCGCCGTCGAGGTGCTGGAGCGGGTGCGCCAGGTCGGGCCGAACAGGGAGGGCACCCGCGGCTCCTTCACCGTTTACAAGGTGGCGGGCTGATCCCGACGGCCTCTGTGATCAGGGCCCGCTGCGCGGAGGCAGCGGGCCAAGGCCTGTGCGGGGCATGACGCCGCCAGCGCCTAGACTAGTAACGGATCGAGATCTCAATCGCGCTCTCAGGGACGCCCAGGCCGAGTGCCAGCCCGGCCTTCGCCTCGGCGATGGTGAGCGGGCCGAAGCCTTCCCTGTCCTCGTCCTGAGAGGGCGCAGCAGCGGCAGGCCCCATGACGGCGGTCTCCGGCATCCGATGCCAGTTCAGAGCATCGGGGTCCATAATGCCGAACTCTTCGAGGGTGGCGTAACGGACTGGGTTGCGAAGGCCGGGCCACGCATTCGGGCAGTCAATTCTAGAATACTCCGAGAATCTGACCAAATAGCGCTCGGGCCGACCCTCCGGGGACGGCACGACCTCGCTGATCCGGCCGACCATGAATGCATGGTGGTGCTCCTGGTCGGCGCCACCCCAGTGCCCATTGTGGCGGTTCTGGACACAGACGCAGTAACTGAGACGCCGAACGTTTTCGGGCTTGAGCCGCCAGGCCTGAGTGCCACCTTCGGCGAGCAGACGGGCCGGACCTCTTGCGGTCAGGACAACTAGGCAGGGGATGCTCATCCGGATCCTCCGAGGTGTGAGCGCCGGTAGCGTATTCCACGTTCTCTCCCAGAACACAAGCGGTATTCGCGGAATATGCTCTCGGATAATTTCTGGCGGCTCGGGGAAGAGGCCCGCTTCATCGTCGCGCGCGGCGGGAGGCCGCCGCCATGCCCGAGCTGACCCCATCGAACCGTGAGGCCGCACGGCGCATCGGCATCAGCGAGGCGGCACTGCGCAAGGCCGAGGGCAGCGGCCGCATCGCCCGCGAGCCGGACGGCCAGTGGGACATCGACAAGACCCGCCGCCGCCTGGTGGAGACCGCCGATCCGCACCGCTCGCCGCTCGCCAATGGTGGCGGCGCGGACGGCACGCCCTACGCCCGGCTGAAGGTCGCGCAGCTCGCCCTCAAGGTGGAGGCGCAGCGGCTTGCTCTGGATGAGAACAAGCGCCGGCTGCTCGATGTGGCGGAGGCCAACGCCACGATCGACGAGATCGCCGGCGCGATGCGCGACGCGCTGCTGAACTGGCCGGCCCGCGTCTCCGGGCTGATCGCCGCCGAGCTCGGCGTCGACCCGCACCTGCTGCAGACCATCCTGCAGCAGCACGTCACCGACCTGCTCTCGGAGGCCGCCGATCGCTTCGATCCCCCAGGCCTCGGCGGCACCAGCGGAGATCCGAACCCGCACGCCTGACCATGTGCGTCGGCGCGCGGGCAGCATGCTCCGCCCGCCGCCGCAGCTCACCGTCTCGCAGTGGGCGGAGCGGCACCGCATCCTTGGTTCGCGTGCCTCGTCCGAACCGGGCCCCTGGCGGACCAGCCGGACCCCATACCTGCGGGAGGTGATGGACGCGCTCTCGGCGGTGCATCCCGCCCGGCGCGTAGTGTTCATGAAGGGCGCCCAGGTCGGCGCCACCGAGAGCGGCAATTGCTGGCTTGGCTACATCCTGCATCACGTGCCGGCGCCAGTCCTGGCGGTGCAGCCCACTGTCGAGCTCGCAAAACGCTTCTCGCGCCAGCGCATCGACCCGCTGCTGGAGGAGACTCCGGCGCTCAAGGAGCGGGTCGCCCCGGCCCGGGCGCGGGACAGCGGCAACACCTTGCTGTCGAAGGAATTCCCCGGCGGCATCCTGGTGCTGACCGGCGCCAACAGCGCGGTCGGGCTGCGCTCGATGACGGCGCGCTTCCTCTTCCTCGACGAGGTGGACGCCTATCCCGGCGACGTCGAGGGCGAAGGCGACCCGATCGCGCTGGCCGAGGCGCGGGCGCGGACCTTCGGCTGGCGCCGGAAGGCCTTTCTGGTTTCGACGCCGACCATCGCCGGCCGCAGCCGCATCGAGCGCGAGTACGCCGCCTCCGACCAGCGGCGCTACTTCGTGCCGTGCCCCCACTGCGGCGAGATGCAGTGGCTGAGGTTCGAGCATCTCCGCTGGGAGAAGGGCGACCCCCGCTCGGTCCGCTACCACTGCGAGACCTGCGACGAGGGCATCGAGGAGCACCACAAGACCGCGATGCTGGCCGGCGGGCAATGGCGGGCCACGGCGGCGGCGCAGGACCCGCACACGGTCGGCTTCCACATCTCGGCGCTCTACTCGCCGGTGGGCTGGCTGTCCTGGGAGCAGATCGCCCGCGATTGGGAGGCGGCGCAGGGCAAGCCGGAGGACCTGAAGACCTTTCGGAACACCGTGCTGGGCGAGACCTGGCAGGAGCAGGGCGAGGCGCCGGACTGGGAGCGGCTGGTCGAGCGGCGCGAGGATTTTGCCATGGGCATCGTACCTGCGGGCGCCCTCTGCCTCACTGCGGGCGTGGACGTGCAGGACGACCGCCTCGAATGCGACGTCTGGGGCTGGGCGGAGGGCTATACCTCCTGGCTCGTCGACCACGTCGTGATCCCCGGCAGCCCGCGCGAGCGCAAGCCCTGGGACGCGCTGGCGACGCTGCTGGCGCGGGACTGGCCCCGGCAAGGCGGCGGCACCATGCGCATCGCCAAGGCCTGTGTCGACACCGGTGGCCGCGACACCGCTGCCGTCTACGGCCAGCTGCGCCGGCTGCGGGATCCGCGCATCGCGCCGACCAAGGGCGTGGACGGCTGGAACCGGGCGCAGCCGGTGCAGGGTCCGACGCCGGTCGATGCGCTGGTCGATGGCCGCAAGCTCCGGCGCGGCCTGAAGCTGTGGACCGTCTCGGTCTCGACCTGGAAGGCCGACCTCTATCGCCGGCTCTGGCTCGGGCGCGGCGATGCCGAAGAGTTCCCGCCCGGCTGGGTGCATCTGCCGCGGGGCATCGAGGCGGAGTGGGTGAAGCAGCTGGTCGCCGAGCAGCTGCGCACGGTGAAGGACCGGCGCGGCTTCGCGCGGCAGGAATGGGCGAAGCTCAGGGAACGGAACGAGGCGCTGGACTGCGCTGTCCTGGCGCGCGCGGCACTCTGGCTGCTCGGCGCCGACCGCTACGGCGAGCGCTTCTGGCAGCAGCTGCGGGACCAAATCGCCGATGCCCCGCTGCGGCCGAGCGAGCTTCCCGTCCCTGGGAACGTCGCTTCTCAATCGCCGCCGCCGGCGCCGCAAGTGCCCGAGACCCATCGCCCGCGTGGCTGGCTCGCGCCGCGCAGCGGCTGGCTGCGCTGAACCTGGAGAACCCCATGACCGCCATCGTTCCGGTGCGCACCCGCATCGCCGCCGGCCAGGCGCTGAGCGGGCCCGTCGCCAGCGTCGGCTACGGCGTCTGCCTGCTGCTGCTGCCCGCCGCCTGGACCGACGCCCCGCTCACCCTGCAGGGCTCGCTCGACGAGGGCGAGCCCGCCGGCTGGGCCGACCTCCACGACCACCTCGGCAACGAGGTGGTGCTGACGGCCGCCGCCGGCCGCGCGCTCACCCTGCCGCCCACCCTGCTGCTCGGCTGGCGCTGGCTCCGGCTGCGCTCCGGCCTCGCCGCGGCGCCGGTGGACCAGGCGGCGGAGCGCCTCCTCACCCTCGGCATCCGGCCCCTCGCATGACCGCGCTGTTCCAGCACTACCTGCCGCCCGCGCCGGCGATGCTGCCCTACGTCTCGGGGCGCTTCTACGCCTCGGCGCACGCGCGCGCGGTCGGCGGCGCCGTCGCGATGGCGGCGAACCGGCTGTACTGCGTGCCCTACGTGCTGGCGCGGTCCGGGCTGTTCTCGGCCATGGCGGTGAGCGTGACCACCGGCGCGGCCGGCGTCCTGCGCATGGCCTTGGCTGCCGACGATGGCACTGGGCATCCCGGGCGCCTCATCGACGAGCCGCTGGCAGACGCCGACACGACTGCGGCCGGCAGCGCGATCTGCCCCTTCGCCCAGCCGCGCTGGATCCCGGCCGGGATCTGGTGGCTGCTGCTGTGCTTCTCGGGCACGCCCTCGGTGCGCGGCACCAGCACCCAGGCCTTCAGCGGCGGCAACACGCTGCTGCTCGGCTCGGCCGCGGCGGATGGCGGCGCCGGCGGGGGCGCCGCCGGCAGCGAGAACGGGTTCTTCGCGCCGCTGACGCACCAGGCCGGCGCGCCGATCATGCCGAGCCCGCCGAGCGGCCTGGCCTACCTGGTCAACGCGGCGGCGCCGCTGCCGACGCTGCAGGCCGCCTGATGGATCCCTCCGTCCTGGCCTGGGCGCTGGCGCAGCCGGTGGGCAGCCGTGCGGCGGCGCTGGCCACCGCCTACACCGGCGGCACCACGCGCGTGAGCTTCGAAGGCCGCACCGTCGAGTATCGGAGCCTCGACGAACTCGGCCGGGCGCTGGCCGTGTTGCGCGGCGCGGAGAACAGCGCCGCCCGTCGGCCCTCTGTGACGCTGGCCAGCTTCTCGCGGGAGAGAACCGGGTGATCCGACGCCTCCGCGATGCCTGGCAGGCGCTGCGCGGCTACGCCGCGGCGCAGGACCACCGCGCTTCCGCCTGGGCGCCCTCCGGCGGCAGCGCCAATGCCGAGGTCGGCATGGCCGCCGCCACGGTCGCCCGCCGTGCCCGCGACGCCGTGCGCAACGACCCCTACGCCAGCCGCATCGTCGACCTCTGGACCGGCAACGCCGTCGGCGCCGGCATCACCACCCGCTGGCCGGACGACGCGCATGGCCGCGCCTGGCAACGCTGGGCGGAGAGCACCGCGTGCGATGCCGAGGGACGGCTCGACCTCTACGGCCTGCAGGCGCTGGTGATGCGGGCGGTGGTCGAGAGCGGCGAGTGCTTCGTCCGCTTCCTGCTGGTGCCGCCGTCGCCCGCCAATCCGATCGGCCTGCGCCTGCAGGTGCTGGAGAGCGATCACCTCGACACGGCGCGCAACGGCATGGTGGACGGCACGCCGACCATCCAGGGCATCGCGCTCGGGTCTGCCGGCGAGCCCGCTGGCTACTGGCTGTTCCCGACCCATCCGGGCGCCTGGATGCTGCCCGGCGCCGGCATGACGAGCGTGCGCACCCCGGCGGGCGACGTGCTGCACGTCTACCGCAAGCGCCGCCCCGGCCAGCTGCGCGACGTCTCCTGGCTGGCCCCGGTGCTGCTGCGGCTGCGCGATCTCGGCGATTACGAGGCCGCGCTGCTGATGAAGGCCAAGATCGAGGCCTGCCTGGCGGCGGTGGTGACGGAAGAGGGCGAAGAGGCACTGACCGGTGCCGCCGCCGGCCTGCTGCGCGACGCCCAGGGCCGCGCGGTGGAGAGCTTCGAGCCCGGCATGATCCTCTACCGCCGCGGCATGGGCAGCGTGGAAGTCGTGAACCCGAGCGGGGGCGGGTCGCACGCGGCCTTCGCCCGCAGGGCGTTGGAGGCGGCAGCGGTGGGCGCCGGCCTGACCTACGACCAGGTCTCCGGCGACCTGACGCAGGCGAACTACTCCTCTCTGCGGGCCGGCAAGATCGAATTCCGCCGGCTCTGCGAGCAGGTGCAGTACGGCATGCTGATCCCGATGCTGGTGCGGCCCATCGCCGAGCGGTTCCACCGGCAGGGCGCGCTGCTCGGCCTCTGGCCGGCCGAGATGCCGGATGGCGTGTCGCACGTGCCGCCGGCGCACGAGATGATCGATCCGCTGAAGGACACCACCGCCCTGATCGCCCAGGTGCGCGCCGGCTTCGTGCCGCAGCCCGAGGCGGCGGGCGCCTTCGGCTACGACTTCCGCCAGGCGGTGGAGATGATCCGCGAGGCCAACGCCTTGCTCGACGAGGCCGGCCTCGCGCTCGACACCGATCCGCGCCGCGTCGCCAAGTCCGGCGCCGCGCAGGACGCGGCGCAGATGGCCGCGGTGGAGATCGCTGCCACCGGTGCCGCGGCGCCGCCCCGAGACACGGCACCCCAAGGCTGAGCATGACCGAACCGATCGAACCGGGCGGGGGAGACCTCGCGCCCGAGCTTGCTGCTGGGCCGACGGCCGGGGACCTTCCCCTGGTCGCGCAGCGCGCCATCACCGCGCCTGCCACCGTCGACCGCGCCGCCCGCACCGTCGAGGTGGTGTGGTCCACCGGCGCCCGCGCCCGCAACTTCGTCCCCGCCCTCGGCCTCATCACCGAGGAGCTGGAGATGTCGCCGAGCGCGGTGCGCATGGAGGCGCTGCGCTCCGGCCAGGCCCCGGTGCTCGACACCCACCGCCGCGGCGGCGCGCGCGACGTGCTCGGTCGGGTGACCGCCGCCCGCCTCGACGCCGGCCGAGGCTACGCCACGCTGCAATTCTCCTCCGCGGCGGACGTCGAGCCGGTCTGGCAGCGGGTCGCCGACGGCACGCTGCGGGCGGTCAGCGTCGGCTACCGCGTGCACCGCTACGAGCCGCGGCCCGACGCCGCCACCGGCGAGACCGTCCACCGCGCGGTGGACTGGGAGCCCTTCGAGATCTCCGTCGTGCCGGTCCCGGTGGACCGCGATGCGGCGGTGCGCGGTGAGGCGGCGCAGGGCGCGCCCGCCATCGCGATCGAGCCTGCCCTGCCCGACGAGGACCCACCCATGCCCGAGACGACGCCGGCCCCGCAGGCCGAGCCGGCCGCCCCGCCGGCGCCGCCGACCCATCCGCCCCAGGAGACCACCGTGACCACCAGCCCCGCCCCGGCCGCCCCGATCGCGCCCGCCACGCCGCCCGAGCCGATCCGCGCCGCACCGGACCTCGACGCGGTCCGCGCCGAGGCGCAGCGCGCCGAGCGCGAGCGCATCGCCGGCATCGACACCGCCGTCGAGGCCGCCCGCGCCTTGCTGCCGGCGGACCGCATCACCCCGATCCGTGCCGAGGCCATCGCCCAGGGCTGGACCGGCGACCAGGCCCGCCGCGCCCTGTTCGACGCCCTGGTGGCGCAGGGGCCGCGCCCCTCCATGCCCGCCCGCCCCGAGACCGGCCCCGGCCACGACGACCCGGCGCAGACGCTCGACGCCATGGCCGAGGCGCTCGCCGCCCGCGCCATGCCGGGCTACCAGCCGCAGGGGTCGGGACGGCATGCCGAGTTCATGGGCTGGCGTCCCTCCGACATGGTGGGCGAGCTGCTGCGCGCCCGCGGCGAGCGCAGCGTGCCGCGCAACCCGACGCTGCTCGCCGAGCGCGCCTTCCACACCAGCTCCGACTTTCCGCTGCTGCTCGCGGCGGCGGCCAACAAGATGCTGCTCGCCGCCTACCAGCCGGCGCAGCCGACCTACCGGCAGGTCTTCCTCCGCCGCGACTTCCGCGACTTCAAGCCGCACCGGCACCTGCGCATCGGCGACTTCCCGACCCTGCTCCCCCTCGCCGAGAACGGCGAGATCCAGGTCGGCACCATGTCCGAGAGCCAGGAGATCGTCCTGCTGCAGACCTTCGCCCGCCGCATCCGGGTCACCCGGCCCATGTTGGTGAACGACGACCTCGGCGCCTTCACAGACTTCGCCGCCGCGATCGGCCGCCGCGTCGCCGAGTTCGAGAACGCCACCGCCTACAACCTGCTCAACAGCGCCAACGGCGACGGCCCGACCCTCGCCACCGGCAGCGCGCCGGTGTTCGCCACCGGCGCGGCGCGCGCCAACAAGGCCAGCGCCGGCACGGTCCTCGACACCTCGACCATCGGCGCCGGCCGCACCGCCATCATGAAGCAGCGCACGCTGGACGGCCTGCCGATCTCCATGGGCCAGACCATGCGCCTCCTGGTCGGGCCGAACCTCGAGCTCGCCGCCCGCCAGGCGACCGTGGTCGTGCAGGCGAGCGAGATCGGCAAGGCGAACGTCTTCGCCGGCTTCGTGCAGCCGGTGGTCGAGCCGCTGATCCCGGCCAACCGCTGGTACCTGTTCTCCGACCCGGTCGCCGCACCGGTCTATGTCTACGGCTACCTCAACGGCGCCGAGGGGCCGCAGGTGACCACCGGACCGGTGCAGGGCGCGGACGGCGTCGAGGTCAGCGTGATCTTCGACTTCGGCGTCGGCGCCATCGACTGGCGCGGCGCCTGGTTCAACCCGGGCACCTGAGCGCCCCGCCCCGCGGCACGGTCAGATCTCGACCGTGCCGAAGGGGTTCCGCACCGTCACGCCGCGCCAGGTGAAGCCGTCCTGCATGTCCTCCGAGAGGAGCATGCGGCAGCCCGCCTGCGCGGCACCGGCCAGCATCACGGAATCCCAGAAGCCGAGGCGGTGGGTCGTCACCAGCTCCATCGCCTCGAGGATCACCGCCGGCGTGGTGTCGATCAGCGGGAAGCTGTCCGACCAGCCGAGCACGGCGCCCCGGGCCTCCGCCGCCTGGCGCCTGGCCTTGCGGGTCAGCACCACGAACAGCTCGCCGAGCGCCTGCGCCGGCACCATCAGCTCGTGCTCGGCGAAGTCGCGCAGGATGAGCAGCGCGGCGTCCTTGCGGTCCTGGCCGTTCACGCCCTCGGCGTAGGCGAGGACGTTGGTGTCGAGCGCGACCCGCACCTCAGCGCTCGTAGAGCTCGTCGCGGGTCCAGCGCCCGACGTCCGTCGCCGGCTGGCGGGCGAGGCGCGCGAGCAGCTTCGCCCGCGCGGCCTCGCGGCCCGCTTCGGCGGCGCCGCAGGGCACCAGCTTGGCCACGGGCTTGCCGTGCGAGGTGACGACGAAGGTCCGGCCCTCCTCGCGCACCTCGCGGAGCAGGCGGGAAAAGGCGCGGTTGGCCTCGGCGGCGGAGATGGCTTCGTCCATGCCAGGACAATAGTGAATTGCACTACTTTCCGCAACCGGCCCCGTGGGCTGCGCGGCCTCCCTCCCATCACCATCGCAGGAGTATCCGATGCGCAACTGCATTCGTCCCGATGCGCGCTCCATCCCCATGGTGGTGCCCTACTCGGGCGGGATCCTCTCCGGCCAGGGCCTGCTGGTCGGCGCCTTCTTCGGGGTGGCGGCGTCCGACGCCGCGCAGAACGCCAGCGTCGAGTGCGAGACCCGGGGCGAGTTCGACCTGCCGAAGGAGCCTTCGCTCGCCATCAGCCAGGGCGCCCGGGTGTTCTGGGACGACACCAATCGCCGCATCACCACCACCGCGACCGGCAACTTCCAGGTCGGGCTCTGCACCGTCGCGGCGCTGACGGCCGACGCCACGGTGCGCGTGATGCTGGCCCGCGTGCCGGCCTCGGGGGCGTGATGGCGGCGCTGCTGCCGCGCGACCGCGCGCGCCTCGCGGGCGTGCACCGCGACCTGGTGCGCGTGGTCGAACGGGCCCGCCAGGCGGTGCCGTTCATCGTGACGGAGGGCGTCCGCGCGCGGGAGCGCCAGGCCCGGCTGGTCGCGATCGGCGCCTCCCGCACGATGAACAGCCGGCACCTCACCGGCCACGCGGTCGATCTGGCCTACTGGCTGGACGACGGCGACGGCTCCGTCGAGCAGGGCGAGATCCGCTGGGACTGGCCGCTGTACGAGCAGCTCGGCGCCGCCATGAAGGCCGCGGCCAAGGAGGTCGGCGTGCCGATCGCCTGGGGCGGCGACTGGCCCTCCTTCCGCGACGGGCCGCATTTCGAGCTCGACCGCGAGGCCTATCCGTGACCGGCGCGGCGCTCCTCGGGCTGCTGTCCCGCCACGTTCTGCCGCTGGCGCTCGTCGCGGCGGTGGTGCTCGCCGCCACCGCGGCCTGGCACTTCCGCTCCCAGCGCGACGCGGCCCGCCTCGACGCGGCGACGGCCAGCCGCGCGGCGGAGGCCAATGCGGCGGCGCTCGCCCGCGCCACCGCCGAGCACGCGCGCCACATCGCCGCCCTCACCGGCGAGGCCGAGCGCGCCCGCGCCCGGGCCGCGCGCCTTGGCGCCGATCTGGAGGCCCTCCGCCGTGACCCGAGCCACGCGACGGGCGCTGCCCCTGTGCTGCGCGCTGCTGTCGAGCGCCTGCGGCTCGCCCGCGGCGCCGGAGATCCGGCTGCTGCCGCTCCGCCTCCCTGACGTGCTGCTGGTCTGCGCCGCCGCGCCGGCGCTGCCAGATGCCGATCGGTTGACGCAGGGCCAGGTCGCCGAGCTCCTCCTGGCCTACGACGCCGCCCACGCCGACTGCGCGGGGCGGCTGGCCGCGGTGCGGCGGCTGAACCCGGCCGATGGGGGCGAGCGGTGAACGCCTTCGACGCCGCGATGGCGGCGCTCGTCGCCGATCCGAACCTCGGGATGGAGGCGGTTTACCGGCAAGGCGGCACCGGCGCGCCGATCGCCCTGCGGGTCCTGCGCTCCTCCCCTGACCGCGTGGCCGACGCCTTCGGCACCGGGATCCTGCAGGCCACCGACATCCTCTCGGTCGCCGTCGCGACACTGCCCGACCTCGCCGCCGGCGACGGCTTCGCCCTCGGCCCCGACCTGCTCACCGTCACCCACGCCGAGCGCGATGCCTCCGGCACCGCCTGGCGCGTCCTCTGCCAGCGATAGGAGCGTGCCATGCCGCAGACCACCCTCACCCTGCTGGAGATGCTGCGCGACCTACTGCTCGGTGCCGCCGCGGGCCTCGCCGGCGGCTTCGTGCGCTGGAACAACCCCGAGCGCCGCCGCTTCGGCTGGTGCCTCGCCTGGGAGGTGCCGTCCGCCGCGCTGGTCGGCAGCGCCGGCTACGCGCTCGGGGGCTTCCTGGAGTTCAACGAATACGGCCGGTTCCTGTTTGCCTTCGTGTTCGGCTACCTCGGCCAGGCGGCGCTGCACGACCTCGCCGTCGCCATCATCCGTCATCGCACCGGACTGCCGTCGCAGGATTCGCCAAAATGAGGCTCGCCGCGCGCATCGTCGGCGACCTGCGCCAGGCGTTGGCGGCCGAGGTCCGTGCTGGGGAGCAGGCTGCCATGCGGGCCGTCCGCGCCGAGACCGAGCAGGTGAAGCAGGACCTGCGGCGGCAGGTCACCAGCAGCTTCGGCGGCAACGCGCGCGGCATAGCCAATGCCTGGCGCTCGCTGGTATTTCCGCGCTCCGGTCAGTCGCTGCGTCCCGCGGGACTGGTCTGGAGCAAGGTGCCAAACGTGATCGATGCCTTCGAACGCGGGGCGCTGATCCGCGCCAAGGGCGGGCGAAAGTTCCTGGCGATCCCGACGGGCTTCAATGCGGCGCGCGGACGCCGCGGTCGCGGCGAGAAAGGCATGCGCGTGACGCCGGCGCAGATGGTCGCCTCCGGCCAGGGCTTCATCCGGCCCTTCCAGTCCGGGCGGGGCTTCGTGTGGTGCCTCCCTCTCCGCCAGGGCGGGCAGACCGGCCGGCGCCGCCGCACCCGCCTCATCGCCGGCGGCCTCACGGAGATCGGCACCGGCAACCGCAAGGGCCGCGAGGCCTGGGCGCGCGGCATGCTCGCGCGGGGGATGGTCCCGATGTTCCTGCTGCTGCCGCAGGTGAAGCTCGCCAGGCGGCTGGACGTGAAGGGCGCCGCCGAGCGTGGCCTGCGCCGGCTGCCGCGGCGCTTCGTGGCGGAATGGGGTCGGACGCATGCGTCCGACGAGAGCGGGAGGGCGACGCCGTGAGCGTGCGCGAGGCTGCGATCGCGGCGCTGCACGGCCGGCTGCAGACGGCACTCGCCACCCGCAGTCCTGCCCCGCTGGTGCTGCGCGGCGAGACCGTGCCGCAGCGCCTGCCGCCGGGCGGCCTGGTCGTCGTCCGCGACGGGGAGACCTTAGAGGAGACGGCGATCCTCTCGCCGCTCGCCTGGGCGATCGAGCATCGCGCCGAGGTCGAGGTCACCGTCGGCGGCGCGACGCCGGCGGCTCGGAACGCCGTGCTCGACGCGCTGCTGGTGGACATCGCCGCCGCCGTCACCGCCGACCGCACGCTCGGCGATGCGGTGGAATGGGCGCAGCCCGGCGCGCCGGACTTCGAGGACGTGGAGTTCGAGGGCGCCGCGGCCGCCCGCGCCGCATCGGTCCCCGTCACGCTGTTCTTCACCGTCGCCGGCTCGTCGCTGGCCTGACACTTCTCCTTCCTGCTGATCCCGGAGACCCTCGATGCCCCGTGCCATCGGCGCCAACTGCCGTCTGCTCATGATCCCGGAGGCCACCTACGGCACCGCGCCCGCGGGCGATTGGCTGCGCCTGCCGTTCCTCTCCTGCGACCTCGGCGCCGAGCAGCCCTTGCTCGATGCCGACGTCATCGGCGTCGGCAGCAGCCGCGATCCGGCAGCACCCTTCCTCGACACCGTCACCGTCCAGGGCCAGGCAGTGGTGCCGGTCGATCTGGTCAACATCGGCCACTGGCTGCGCCTGCTGCTCGGCCCGCCCACCACCACCGGCACCAGCCCGAACTTCATCCACAGCTTCGGCTCAGGCGCCGCGGCGCTGCCCTCGAACAGCATCGAGATCGGCTACCCCGACGTGCCGAACTACGATCTCTGCACCGGCGTGCGCGCCGACACGCTGGAGATCGATTTCTCGCCGACGGGGCCCGCCACCGCGACCTTCGGGCTGATGGGCCAGGGCTCGACGCGCAGCGCCGCGAGTTCGGGCGGCACGCCGACCAGCGCCGCCTACACCGCCTTCAACAAGGCGCAGGGCGCGATCAGCCGGAACGGCTCAGCGCTCGCCCAGGTGACCGGGGCGCGTCTCACCTACGCGAACGGCATGGAGATGGTGCGCACCATCCGCGCCGATCGGAAGGTCGAGGGCGTGGATCCCGGCATCGCGCGCGCCACCGGCCAGATCACCGCGCGCTTTGCCGACACCACGCTGCTGACCCAGGCGCAGAACAACGCGCCGGCGGAGTTTGCCTTTAGCTATGCGATCGACGCCAACCGCAGCCTGACCTTCACGCTGCACGAGGTGTATCTGGCGCTGGCCAAGACGCCGGTCGAGGGGCCAGCGGGCGTCGAGGCAGCGTTTGAGTTCCGCGCCGCGTACAACGCCACCGCCACGCGCATGATGACCGCCGTACTCAAGAACCAGCAGGCGGCGTCCGACTATGTGTGAGCCTGGTTCTTTGGATGTGAGACTTCCGGTATATCCGGCGTCGTGAGCACACCGCTTGAGGGTGGCAGGGACGCCTGCCGTGGACGGCATTGCTGATTGACGAGATCTTGGCGCGGCGAATGGTGATGCCGGCCCACGACGCCGAGCTCTGGACGTTCATGGCCCGGGCGAATGGCCGAAACCTTAGAAACCTCTCGGATGACGCACTGCAAGCGCGTCTCAACGGCATCGATCGCAACATCCAGTATCTCGATAGCGGTACAACGCCGCGGGACGATCTCCGAGCTGAACGCGGCTGGCTGAGCCCTTGGTGGTGGCTCAGGATACGGCACTGGACGGTGCTGGAGTTCGAACACCGTGGTCTCAGGCCTGGTCCAACACCGGAGCTTCCAGCGATGCCCGCGCTTGCGCCTGGCTTCAACGGCGTGGTGGCTGGAGGTCAGAAACGGCTGGTGCGCATCAGCGCGAAGGTCTGGCTACTCGAGTTACTGCACCGGGGTCGGCTAAGGTTTGCGCCAGCTGCCTCGTACCGCGACGTGGCGCTAGGCGCTGCCCGCACGGATGAGGAGATGAGCAAAGCCTATCGCCGGCCGGGACAGGTCCTGCAAATTACTGGCCCCCGAGGCGAGGTAATCACGCCCATCGGTGATGTTGAATTCACGACGAGCCGCAGCATTGAGCGGAACGGCGTGCTGATTGAGGTGCCATATTGGCTGTGCTCCTTCAGCAGCGACCTCGATCCGCGCCTCTTCTCGGAGTTTCCGAGCGGGCATGCAGATGGCGATGCTTGCCTCGTGATATTCGATCCGATGGAATTTGTGCGGCGAGCGCTGCCACATCTCAACCGGGCAGCGCCCACGGCCACGAAGAAGCTTTTCCCCACTGTGTATTTCGACCCCTATCACCACTCTGGGGAGAGGCTTTCGCCGATCGTCGCTAAGGAGATGCCCTACGCCTATCAGCGGGAAATGCGCTTCGCGCTAGACCCTGAAGGCGGCTCCCCTCTGGCGGGCGGTGATGCTCTTTTCGTTGAGATCGGATCGATCGAGGATATCGCGGCTGTCTACTCGCCGTTTGGCACCAAGCTCGCGGGGACGGGTCCCGACAGCTTCCTTGCTTGAAGCGCTGCGGCTTCTTGCTCGGCGATGCCCGGTAGACCGAGCTAGGACGACACCGCCTCCGCCGCACAGGCCTGCAGGATATGCGACCATAGCAAGCGCAATTTGCTCAGATCGTAGCCCTGGTCGCGGACATGCGCGAAGAACTGCCTCGTGTACTCTTCCTTAGCCAGCAGCTCGCCCTGATACTCCCCGACCTCATGGTTGAAGCTGGTCCAGCGGACCGCCCGCTCCTCCCTCGGCCCGAAGGCGAGGTCAAGGAAGCATTCGATTGCAACCGCGCGGCCGTTCACTTCCTCGCTCAATTGGCCCGACGGGCCGAGCGTTGGGAAGGTGCGGAATGCCTCCAGGTCGGGCAGTCGGACAAGGCGGATGTTCGGCGGCATCTGGAGCCGCCGGAGCTTCTGAAGCGCTGCATGGCCGGCGGTGTCGTTATCCAGCACGACGACGATCTTGTTCTGCACCTTGATCGCCGCGAGTCCCTTGCAGAAATTCACGAGGTTGCCGGTGCCGGTGAACGGATAATTCTCCCGCATGTCGATGAAGTCGAAAAAATCGTCCACGTCGGGCGCGACCATCGGCAGCGCGGCCTTCAGGATGGCCGAATCCGACGAGCCTTCGGTAACGATCAAGAAGCGGCTCGCATCGGTCAGCGCCTCGAAGATGTCGCCCTCGACCCAGCCGCCTTCCACCACGTCGCCGATGCTCCAGACGAGATCGCGGTCCAGATTCGTCGGGTTCTCCCCCAGCAGCCGCAAGACCACGTAGGCGTCGAGGTTCTCGAAGAAGGTCCCGTCGTCGCGTGTGAGGTTCCCAGGTATGACATCCTGGAAGGCCGGATCCTGCAGGATGGTCTTGGCGAACTCGCCCAGATCGAAGTCCCCGTCGTATTCCGTGGTGCTGACCCGATCGAGGTCGACCTCCCGCAGCGCCTGGCGGAAGGTGTCGAAGCCAATTGTCATCTCGGGGTAGTAGCCCGGAATGCGGCGGACCTCCTCCTCGTAGGCTCGGCGGCACCCGTCCAAGCTGAAGCCGAGCAATTCGAGGCGCGGGATGACGTGCCGCAGCTCGCGCACGTAGGCAGGCTTCCGCTCCACGACGTTGTCTGCGTAGAAATAGTCCGCCTCAGCGAGGTCGGTCGCGCGGAACAGCGGCGAGTGGTTGGTGAAGACGTTGTTCTTGCCCCAGTCGACTTCGAGGCGGCCGAGGCGCAGCGTGATCATCGAGCCCATCGCCCGACTCTCTAACGCGCAAGGTTGGTTTGGACTAGGCGGTCAGTCCGGCGGTGCAGTGACGTGCGGACAGGCTGCCTACCCTCCGGAGCAGATGCGCGATGGGCTCCCGCGCTGCGATCGCGGGACAAGAGGTCGGGACAGGCCGACCATCAAGGTCCGGAGAGCGTCGGACGCCGCGGCTCGCTCACGCGCCGGCTCCCTGAACCGGTCACCTCATCGCCCAACCTCGGCACTGCTTCGCCACCAGGGCGACGCCGAACACGTCTCAAGAACGGAGTAGCTCATGCTCACCCTCGACCTCCCGGCCGAGCCGTACTGGCTCGACCTGCCGCGCGGCGTGCGCATCGAGATCCGGCCGGTGACCACCGCGGTCATGGCCGCGGCTCAGGCCGCGGCCGCACGACGGCTGGCCGCGATCCGGATCGCGGATCCTGATCTCGACCCCGACATGTCGCGCGGCCTGTCCTTCGCCTTCCTGGTCAAGGCGCTCGCCCGCCACGCGGTCACCGCCTGGGAGGGCGTCGGCGATGCTGCGGGCAAGCCGCTGCCGCTCTCGCCCGAGGCGGTCGAGCGCCTGATGGACCTCGACGACATCGCCGCCGCCTTCTGGGATCGCGCCACCGCCCCCGTCGCCGCGGTGGCCGCCGAGGGAAACGGCTGAGGGCCCGCGCCGCCTGGCACTTCGGCCGCGGGCCCGAATACTGCCGCGGCTGCGCCACCCTCGGCCGCGACTGCGCCGAGGCCTGCCCCTACGCAGCCCACGCGCCCACCAGCATCGAGGGGCACGCCTGCTGGGCCGCCGGGACCGCCTGCACCGAAGCCAGCATGGCCGGCCTGACCCTCGACACGGCCGGCGCGCTCGCCGCGGCGCGCGAGATGGGCGCCTCCGGCTGGGCTGCGGCCGAGCTGCTGCTCGCCATCCGCATCGGTATGGCCGAGGGCGCCAGCGCCCGCCGCGAGGGGGAGGAAAAGCCGCATGGCTGATGCAACCCGCCGCGTTTCGGTCCGCCTCTCGCTGGACGATGCCGCCCGGGTCAAGGCCGGGCTCCGCGAGGTCGGCGAGACCGGCCAGCGCTCCCTCGACCGGATCAAGGGCGGCGCCGAGCGCGCCTCCCGCTCCCTCGAACTCCTGGACCTCGCCACGCGCGGCCTGCAGGTGGCCGGGGTGGCCGTCGCCGCCCGTGCCCTCGTTCAGGCCGGCGACGCGCTCACCCAGAGCCTCTCCCGCCTGCAGAACGCCACCGGCTCCATCGAGCGCGCCGGCCAGGTCTACGAGGCGCTGTACCGCAACGCGCTGTCGACCGGCGTCGCGGTGTCGGAGAGTGTCGACGCCTTCCAGCGCTTCTCGATCGCTGCACGCGAGATCGGCGCCACCTCCGACCAGGTGGTGCGACTGGTCGGCGGCCTGCAGCGCGTCGCCATCGTCTCCGGCGCTTCCACCCAGGAGATCTCCTCCGCCACGCTCCAGCTCGCGCAGGCGCTGGCCTCGGGCGTGCTGCAGGGCGACGAGCTGCGCTCCATCCTCGAGGCCATGCCGTTGCTAGCCGAGGGGCTGGCCAAGGAACTCGGCGTCTCCATCGGCCAGCTCCGGCAGCTAGGCAGCGAGGGCAAGCTCACCGCCGAGCGGGTGTTCCCCGCCCTGCTGCGCGCCACCGAGCGGCTCGGCGCCGAGCTCGACAAGGCGCCGCTCTCGCTCGGCCGCGCCTTCGGGCAGCTGACCGCGGCGACCGAGAACTTCCTCGGCCAGCTCGATCGCGCCATCGGCCTGTCCAACGCCCTGGCGCGCGCTCTCTCGGCCGCGGCGCGCGCCATGGACGGCGTCCGCCGCGGCTCCGGCCTGCTCAGCGAGGAGGAGCGCCTCGCGGGCCTGCGCCGCCAGGCGGAGGCGCTGTCGGCGCAGATCGGCCGGCTGGAGAGCGAGCAGGACGGCCGCGACAGCCTGCGCGCCCCGGTCCGCCGCGGCAGCATCCGCCCCGGCCTGGTCGGCTCGGCCGAGCGGCAGGCCGGCATCGACAGCCGGGCGCGGCTGGAGGAGCTGCGCCGCGACTACTTCGCCACCCTCGCCGAGATCGACACCGCCGAGCGGGACTCCCTCAACCGGCGCCTGGAGGAGCAGGAGCGCGCCGGTCAGGCCGCGGCCGACGCCCGCCGGCGCCGCGCGACGCAGGAGGTCCAGGAGCTCACCCGCGACCTCGACGACCGCTTCCGGATCAACCGAGAATACGAGGAGCGCGTCCGCCGCCTGCGCGAGGCGGAGGCGGCCGGCGCGGTCACCGCCGCCGAGCGCACCCGCCTCGAGACGCTGGCGCTGCAGGAGCGCGACGCGGCACTGCGCCGGTTGGAGCCGCGCGTCGCCGCCGTCCGCCGCGCCAGCAACGAGGGCGCGCGGGAGGCGCGCGAGGCCGAGCGCCAGCTGAACGACCTGCTGCGCGAGCGCGAGCGGCTGATCCAGGCCAACGAGACCGCCTACGAGCGTTACCAGAGGCGGATGGAGCGGCTGTCCGATCTGGTGCAGCGCGCCGAACGCGCCGGCCGACCGGTCCCGGACGCGACGGTGCAGCGCGAGGCGGAGCGCGCGCTGGAGGAGCTGGAGCGCGCGGAGAACCGGGTCGAGGCGGCCGCGGAGCGCACCAGCGACACGGTGCGCGAGCTCGGCCTGACCTTCAGCAGCGCCTTCGAGGACGCGATCGTGCGCGGCGAGAAGCTGTCAAAGGTCATGCAGGGCCTGCTGCAGGACATCGCCCGCGTGATCGCCCGCCGCACCATCACCGAGCCGCTCGGCAACGCGGTGTCCTCGGCGCTGTCGGGTTTCTCATTCGACAGCATGTTCAGCGGCATCGGCTCCTGGCTCGGCGGGCTGTTCCGCGCCGAGGGCGGGCCGGTCACGGCGGGGCAGCCCTACGTCGTCGGCGAGCGCGGGCCCGAGTGGTTCGTGCCACGCCAGAGCGGGACGGTGCTGCCGAACGGCACGGCGCCGGGTGGCCCGGTGGTGCACCAGACCATCAACATCGACGCGCGCGGGGCGGACGCCGGCGTCGAGGCCCGGCTGCGGCTGCTGGCCGGGCAGATCGCCCGGCAGGCCTCGGCCATGACGCTGGACGCGATCCGCCGCGGCGGGTCGGCCTACGAGACGGTGCGGGGGTAGCGGCGATGGTCGAGTACGCCTGGCCGGAGGCGCTGCGCCCGACGCGCCTGACCTTCTACCTGCAGCACAACACCACCCGCTTCGTCTCGCCGGTCACCCGCGCGACCCAGGTGATGCGGCGCGAGGGCGCGCGCTGGGTGGCGGAGGCGAGCTTCGACCCGCTCAGCCCGACCCGCGCCGGGCTGCTGGAGGGCCTGCTGGCGGCGCTGGCCGGCTCGCTGAACACGGTGCGGATCTGGGACTGGCGGCGCGAGTACCGCACCGGCGATCCGCGCAGCCAGGGCCAGGTCCCCTCGGGACCCTATTCATTCTCGGACGCCACGCTGTTCACCGACGGCACCGGGCTGGTGGTCGGATCCGGCACGCCGGCGCTGGCGGCCGGGGCGCCGCGCGGGGCGCTGTCGATCCAGACCGCGGGCTGGTGGCCCGGTGCGGTGGCGGTCGGGGCGGGCGACTACCTCGGCCTCGGTGGCCGGCTCTACATGGCGACCGAGGCGGTGACCGCCTCCGGCGCCGGCACCGCCACCATCCCGATCGCCCCGCCGCTGCGCACCGCGGCCGCCCTGGCCGAGCCGCTGGTGCTGAGCCGGCCGACCGTCGCCATGCGGCTGGTCTCCGACGACGAGGCCGCCAATCCCACCCGGCCCGGCCGCTTCACCAGCATCTCCCTCCGCCTCGAGGAAGCCCTGTAGATGGACGGCATCACTGCCACGCCGCGGCTACACCCGCAGGCAGCCGCGGCCGCCACCGCCAAGACCGCCGCGCCGGTGGTGCTGGTCGAGCTCGACTTCGCCTCCGGCCCCTTCCGCGCCTGGACCGGGCTCGGCCCGCTGCACTGGGCCGGCATGGTCTTCGAGGGCGTGGGTTCGATCGGCGCCATCTCCGAGGTGGAGGAGACGGTCGAGCTGCGCGCCGTGCGCCTGACCCTGGTGCTCTCGCCGGTGCCGCAGGAGGTGGTCGACATCGCGCTCGCCGAGCGCAGCTTCCGCCTCCGCCCGGCCCGGCTCTGGGGCGCGCTGCTGGACGAGGGGGGCGCTTTTGTCGCCGACCCGTTCCCGCTCTGGGCGGGGCTGATGGACACCATGGAGGTGGTGGACGGGGCCGAACCGCGGGTCTCGCTCACCTGCGAGAGCCGCCTGGTCGACCTCGAGCGCGCCGAGGTGCGCCGCTACACCGACGCCGACCAGCAGGCCGAGTACCCGGGCGACCGCTTTTTCGAGTTCGTCCCGGCGCTGCAGGAGGCCGAGATCAAGCTGCCGGCACGATGAGTCGCCGCCCGGACTGGCCGGCCCGGCTGGCGGCCCTGCTGTCGGCTGCCGAGGCGCGCCCGTTCGACGCTCACCGCTGGAACTGCGGCCGCTTCGCCCTGGCCGCGGTGGAGGCGGTCACCGGGATCCGACCCGTCATGCGGGTGCGGCCCTCGCTCGAAGCCACGGCCGACAGCGCCGGCTTTCCGCGGGTCCCGCCCGCCTTCGCCCGACCCGGCGACGTGGTGCTGGCCGCCGATCCGCCGCGCCTCGGCGTGGCGGTGGACGGTGGCCGCGCCGCCTTCGTCGGCCCCCGCGGCCTGCTGCGCGCGCCGCTCACCGACTGCACCACCGCCTGGAGGATCGGCTGATGCCCGCCGCCGTCCCGCTGATCGCCGTCGTGGCCTCCGGCGTCGCCTCCGCCGCGGTGGGCGGCGGCGTCATCGGCGCGCTCGTCGGCGCCGGCGCCGCCCTGGTCGTCACCGCGGCGGGCCAGGCGATCTTCCCCGCCAAGAGGCCGAGCGCCCCGTCCATCCCGGCCGCACCCGGCTTCGACGCCAGCGCCCCCGGCGCCGGCCGGACGCAGTCCTTCCGCCAGCCCATCACCGAGCACCAGATCGTCTTCGGCCGCTGCAAGGTCTCGGGGCCGATCGTCTTCCTGCACTCGGCGCCCGACGACCAGGGGCGGGAGGACGGCCACTTCTACGCCGTGGTGGTGCTGGCCGGGCACAGCGTGCGCGCGATCGGCGAGGTGTTCCTCGGCGACAAGTCGGAGACCGATGCCTCCTATGCCGGGCTGGTGCGCATCGACCGCCATCTCGGCGCCCCCGACCAGGCGGCCAATGCGAACCTGATCGCCGAGACCGGCGGCAAGTGGACGACCGAGCACCGCGGCCGCGGTCGGGCTTACATCGCGATCCGGCTGAAGCTCACCGCCGAGGCCTTCCCCTCCGGCCCGCCCAACATCGCGGCCCTGGTGGAAGGGGCCGACACCATCCTCGACCCGCGCACCGGCCAGGTTGGGTGGTCGGACAACCCGGCGCTCTGCCTCGCCTGGTATCTGACCGCGCCCTTCGGCTGGCGCGCGTCCTGGGCTGACATCGACATCCCCGCCCTGATCGCCGCGGCCAATGTCTGCGACGAGTTGGTCGGCACCCGGCGCGGCGTCTACGAGCGCCGCTACACCTGCAACGGCCGGGTCTCGCTCGGTGAGGGCAAGCTCGCCATCACCCGCAAGCTGGTCTCCGCCATGGCCGGCGCCCTGGTGGTCTCGGGCGGGCGCTTCTTCATCCATGCCGGCGCTCCCGCGCTGCCGGCGGCGACGCTGACCAGCGATGACCTGCGCGGCGACGTCACCATCCAGGGCAGCCGGCCGCGGCGCGACCTCTTCAACGGCGTGCGCGCGGTCTATGTCGAGCCGGCCGCCAACTGGCAGCCAACTGACGCGCCACCACTCTTGGCCAGCAACTACGTCGCCGAGGACGGCGGTGAGGCGATCTACCGCGACATGGAGTTCCCGCTGACCACCTCGGTCAGCACGGTGCAGCGGATCATGAAGGCCGAGCTGGAGCGCAACCGCCGCCAGCGCGAGGTCGCCTTCCCGGCCAACCTCTCCGCGCTGCGGCTACGCCCCTGGGAGGGGGCGATGGTGGCGCTCGACCGCCTGGCGCCCTTCCCGGCGCGAGTGACCGGCTGGTCACTGTCCCCGGACGGCGGGGTGAACCTGACCCTGGCCGAGGAGGACGCCGCGGTGTGGGACTGGAACCCGGCGGTGGACGAGCGCGCCACCGGCGACAGCCCCTCGGTGGTGCTGCCGAACCCGGGGCGCATCGCCGCGCCGGCGTCGATCGCGGTCGAGACCCCGCAGGGCAGCGCCTTCGCCGCGCTCGGTCTCTCCTGGGCGGCCGTGGCCAGCGCCCACCTGGCGAACTATGAGGTCGAGTTCCTGCCGGCCTCGGTCGCCGCCTGGCAGGGCTACGGAGCCGGGCAGGGCGCGACCGCGGCCTCGGTCCCCACCGCCGAGCCGACCGCCGTCCGGGTGCGCGCCGTCGCCCGCAGCGGCGCCGTCTCCGGCTGGCGGACCGCCCCGGTGCCGGCCGCCGTCTCGGCGCCCACCGCGACCGGCATCGCCGGCGGGATCCGCCTCTTCGGCGGCTTCCCCGCCGACGCGGTGCGGCTGCAGGTGTTCGAGGCCACGTCGAGCAGCCTCTCGGCCGCCGCGAAGCTGCCGACCGAGCCGACCAGCCTCTTCTACGACCGCACCGGGCTCAGCGCGGGCGAGACCCGCTGGTACTGGCTCCGCGCCGTCTCGGCCGAGGGGAATGTGTCAGCACTGGCTGGGCCCGTCTCCGCCACCGCCCTGTAGTGAGCTGGTCGACACCACGACGCCTCCCCTGAGCAGGAAGAAGGGGGGCGTTCAGTAGCTCACGGCCCGTGGTCGCGCGCCTCCTGCTCCAACCGCAGATGCTCGCGCGCCAGTTCGAGGCTCCTCTGGAGGGTGCGCAGCACCTCCCTGGCCATGGCGGCAGCCCGCGGATGATCGTCCCGGTCCAACTCCTCGATAATCCTGAGTTGATGGGCGATGTGCCCCTCCGCCTCCCGGACATGGCGCTCGGACTGGGCGAGGGCGTCCTCGGGCTGATCCATGTCCCGCTCCTCCGGCGCGCAGCATACCCGCGGCGAGCCGTCCCCTGGCAAGCGCCAGACCAGCTCTCCCCACGAGGACAGACGGCATGCCCGCCCGCATCGACGACCTGCTGGTCCTCAACGCCAACCTCAGCAAGACCGACTTCGCCAAGTATCTCCGCGACCGCGAGGCGGTGCTGCCGAGCGACTTCGGCGGGCTCGGGGACGGCGTGGCCGACGACCGTGACGCCATTCAGGCCGCCTTCGACCGCGCCGCCGCCGACGGCAAGATGGCGATGATCCCGCCCGGCACCTGGAACGTCTCCGCCGGCGTGGTGCTCGGGGGTGGCGCCCGCGGCCTGATCATGCGCGGAGTGCTCCGCTACACCGGCACGGCACCCGCGACGGTGCTGACCCTCGGCGATGGCGGGACGGTCCGCAACGGCGAGAAGCTGTATGCCAACCTGCAGGTGGTGCGGCAGACCCAGTCCGACTGGAGCAGCGAGGCCGATATCGGCATCCTGGCCCGCAACCTCGATGCCAGCGTGCTCGATGTCCGCCTGGTGCAGGGCTTCACCATCGGCCTGCGGACCCTCGGGGACGGCCGCGGCTTCGAGGACAGCACGCTCTACCTGCACCGCTTCCTCAACAACCGCATCGGCCTCGACATCCGCTGTGCCACCGCGACCGCCTGGAACACCTCGGTCCGCTACTACGGCGGCCACTTCGCCGTGGCGACCGGCATCAACCCCACGCTCGACCGCTTCGGCATCCGCCTCTCGGCCGAGCCGGGGGCCTACACCAACCACAACCGGCACGTCTTCGACGCGCCAAACTTCGAACTGCGCCAGCTCGACCCGAACGTGGCGATCCCCTTCCTGAATGAGACCAACGGCTCGGCCATCATCGGCCGGGCGCTGCGGATGGAGGCCTGCTCGCCGATTGTGGCCCGGCACACCGGGGCGGCGCAGGACTGCGAGTATGAGGTGGCCTGGGCGAACACCTATCAGGTTGGGATCGACTACACCGCGACCGCCACCCGCTGCGGCAACGCCGTCCTCAACCGCCACCGTGCCCCGGCCTCGCGCCATCTGCGGCTGCTCGGGGCGGTGCCGAACCTGCGCACGGCCGCCTTCCGGCACAGCGCCACTGAGGTCGGGGTGGAGGGCCTGGCCGCGGTCGCCACCTCGACCACCGCCGCCACCAGCCTGGCGGCCCTGTCCTTCAACGGCCTGGACGGCATCGCGGCCACCTCCCGCGGGCTGCTGCTCGATGCGCAGAAGGGCTTCGCCTTTGTGGTGGATACCCGCGCGGCCAAGGAGTTCGCGCTCGCCCACTGGCTGGTCGGCGGTGCCGATGGCGGGCGGCTGTTCGTCCGCTGCTTCGACGCTGGCATGGTCATCCGGGAGAACATCGCTGGCGACGTGCTCGCTTCGCTGACCACCATGCAGTGGAACATCCCGTCCAAGGCCTGGACCGGCGGCGCGGTGATGGCGGACGCCTCGCTGAACCGCCGGATGACGGTGCGGCTGGCGGAGGCGGTGGCCTTCGCGCAGATCGGCATCGTCGGCTTCGACGGGCAGATCGAGCTTGAGGCGTTGCGGCTCTACGGCCTGCCAGAGGCGGCGCCTTCGTTGCTATGCGGCACGCCGGCCCTGCCGGTGGGCCAGCGGGAATTCGTCGCGGAGGTCTCCTGGGATCTGCCGAACCTGGCCCCGGGCGCGACCAGCCTGCTCGATGTGACAGTGACCGGCTGCCGGCAGGGCGACCTGGCCGACGCGGCCCTGGCCTCCTCCACCCGCTTCATCGAACTCGATGCCGCAGCCTGGACCAACAACACGGTCCGGGTGATGGCAAGGAACATCTCACCCAGCGCCACCTTCGACCTCAGCCCGGCTACGTTATCGGTGGCGGTGACGAAGCGGCGGGTGCCGTAGCGCTTCAGAACACGCGATCCGTCATCAGCAGCGGCGTATTTGGTGGCACCAGCCCCTGCTCACGCGCCACCGCACGTGCGATGAACAGCATCAGCTTACGGCCATCATCGTCGACGTGGCCCCAGATGCGCAGTAGCTCTTCGCGCTGGTCCGGGCCAGGCTTGCGGCCTGGAAGGCGCTTCGGTTCAGCGACCGTCGTCCTGCGAGCCATCGCCAGCGCCCTCCGCGGAATGCCATCGAGACCACCACTCTAGCAGATCGGCATCGTCGGCTTCGACGACCAAGTCGAGCTCGAGGCGCTGCGCCTCTACGGTCTGCCGGAGCACGCCCCGACGCTGCTCTGCTGCACGCCTACCCTGCCGGTGGGTCAGTGGGAGTTCGCCGCGGAGGTGTCCTTGAACCTGCCCAACCTGGCCCCGGGGGCGACCAGCCTGCTCGATGTGACGATTACTGGCTGCCGGCAGGGCGACCTGGCCGATGCGTCCCTGGCCTCCTCGACCCGCTTCATGGAACTCGACGCCGCGGCCTGGACCAACAACACGGTCCGGGTGATGGCAAGGAACATCTCGCCCTCGGCCAGCTTCGATCTAGGCCCGGCCACGCTGTCCGTGGCGGTGACGAAGCGGCGGGTGCCGTAG